ACGTGGCCGGCTCGAACTCGCGCCGAAAGGCACGTCGGCGCGCATTGATGAAATTCGCAAGCTGATCGAGGCCGGCATTCTGCGCGCCGTGTCGGTCGGCTTCCGGGCGATCGAGCGCGCCGATCGCAAGGACGACAAAGGCCGCTATATCGGTGAGCACTATCTGAAGCAGGAGCTGGTCGAGACTTCGGTCGTCGCGGTTCCTGCTAATCCCAACGCCCTGGCAATCGCCAAATCGCTCAACATTTCTGCCGAGACGCAAAATCTCGTTTTCGTCGCCAAGCACGGCAACAACGGAAACGGGACACGGCGCCGCGGTTTCACTGGCAAGCATGCCGTCACGTCTCGTACTGAAGGGAGCAGGGCTATGACGCCTCTCGCTCAACGTATTTCCGAAACGGAAACCAGGCTCGTCGAGCAGAAAGACAAGCTCTCCGAGCATTGGGAACATGTCGATGATAGCGATATCCGCGACACTGATCTTGAAACGTCGACCACTCTGAATACCGAAATCGCGCAACTCGAAAAGAAGCTTGCTGCGCTACGGGATTCTGAAAGGCTGCTGGCGCAGACGGCCGATAATGGTCGCGGTCGTGCGCTTGCCTTGATCCAGCCAACCACGAGCACGCGGGAGTCCGCCGTCGAAGCGCCTGCGGTGATCTCCAAACGCCGGAAAGATCTCGATGTGATCGATTATATCGTTCACGCCGGTGTCGTCGGTTATGCATCGAAAGTTTGGAATACCGGCCTCGATGCCACGCGCACAAAGATCTATGGCGATGACGAAGACCATCGAGTTGCCTGCGATCTGATCTTGAAAGCAGCCTCGGCGCCAGCAATGACGACAGTAACGGGATGGGCCGCCGAGCTCGTGCAGCAAACCTACGCGGCTCTCATGCCGCTGTTGATGCCGAATGCCATCCTCACCAGGCTTGCGACGAGAGGATTGGCGTTGAGCTTTGGCGGAGCTGGCAGGATTGTCATTCCGACGCGCAATCGCACGCCGACAATCGCGGGCAGCTTCGTTGGTGAGGGTCTGGCAATTCCCGTGAGACAGGGTGCGTTCTCGACGCAAACCGTTACGCCGAAAAAGATGGCAGTCATTTCGACCTGGACCAGGGAGATGAATGACCACAGCATTCCGGCGATCGAAGGTCTGATCCGCGAAGCAATTCAACAAGACACCAGCGTTGCGGTTGACACGGTGCTGATCGATGCCAATCCGGCGACTGTCGTGCGTCCAGCCGGTTTGCTCAACGGCGTCGCGGCCACGACGGCAACCGCCGGCGGCGGACTTGCCGCGTTGATTGGTGACATCAAGACGCTAATCGGAGCTCTGACCGCCAGCACATACGGAAACTTGCGCACGCCCGTCTGGATGATGAATCCATCGGACGTTCTTTCTGCGTCGCTGAGCAGTGCAGTGAACACTGGCATCTTTCCGTTCCGTGACGAATTAGCGCGCGGCACACTCAACAATGTGCCGATCATTGATTCGACAACGGTTCCGGCAAAGACAATGATCCTTGTTGACGCGGCGGATTTTGTTGTTGTCGGGGGCGAAGCACCGCGCATCGAGCTTTCAGATCAGGCTACCCTACATATGGAAGATACCTCGCCTGCAGACCTTGTCGGTTCTGGTGGTGCGGTTGCTGCGCCTCAGCGTTCGCTGTTCCAGACTGATAGCATCGCCATCAGAATGGTACTGCCATTAAATTGGATACAGCGCCGCACCGGCACAGTCGCGTGGACGCAAAATGTGACGTGGAGTTAAGCTAATGGCGAGACCAACACCTACTCAAGCAGAGAATGATCGCAGCGCTTTGGGCGAACACATTCTCGAACATGAAGACGACGGCTCCGGCCCGGATCCGCATGTGACCAAAAATATGGAAGCCGGCAAGCAGCCGGCGGCCTATCAGACCAAACAACACGCAGCTGCGACGCATAAGCCGCGTACTGAATAACTTCAATGACTCCCAGAGCCCTCGTCGCGCAAACGTTGCGCACTGTGTTACGCGCGGTCGAGGGCTCGGTTCGGCCGGGACCATACTTTTTGCCGATCAGTGGCGGCTGGCTCCCGGACGGAGCAGCGACGAATTTTTGGCAGCTCGGTTACAATGTTGTTCCGGCGTCGGCTACCACGGCGATGGTTGAGGCCTGCGTCAGTGCATATTCGCAGACCGTGGCGATGTGTCCGGGCGCGCATTGGCGGCTGACTGACAAGGGCGGCCGGGAGCGGGTGACTAATTCGGCAGCGGGACGCATGCTAAAGCATCCCAACGCCTATCAATCGATCTCGGATTTTCTGCTCAATGCGGTGCGTCAATTATATTTGGACGGTAACGCCTACGCGCTCGCGTTACGCAATGAACGTTATGAGATCAATGAACTTCACTTGATGGACAGCGCGCTGTCAGCGCCGCAGCTGGCCATGAACGGCGAAGTATTCTATCGCTTGGTCGGCAATCAGGTGATCGAGCGGCAAATCGAAACACCGCTGATGGTGCCGCAACGGGATGTGCTGCACATCCGATTGCATGTCGATCGCTCGCGGCGCTATCCGTTTCCGTTATGGGGGCAATCGCCGTTGCTGGCGGCAATGAATGACATCAGCGTCACTCAAGCCATCAATCAGCAACAACTTCAATTTTATCAGAATCAGGCGCGGCCAAGCGCCGTGCTCTCAACCGATTTGCAGCTGGATAAGGATCAGACACAGGCTTTGCGCGATCGGTGGGACGAGCAATCGCGCGGCATCAATCAAGGTCGAACGCCGATCCTTACCTCGGGCTTGAAAGTGCAGCCATGGGCGGCGCCACCGAAAGATGCGCAGATCGCTGAAATTCTAAAGATGAGCAACGAGCAGATTGCTCTCGCATTCCGAGTGCCATTGCAAATTCTCGGGCTTGGCGGCGGCACGTCATTCCGCTCGATAGAAGCGCTGATCCAATTTTGGCTGGCGACCGGGCTTGGCTTTGCTCTGAACCACGTCGAAGAAGCTTTTGGCTTATTGTTCAAGCTTAAAGGTCAACCGGACGAATATATTGAGTTTGACACGGCGGCGCTGATGCGCTCGGCGATGAAAGATCGAATTGAGGCACTCGCCAGAGGCGTCCAAGGCGGTATCTTTTCGCCTAACGAGGCAAGAAATGAAGAGGGGTACGACGACGTGCCTTATGGCGATTCGCCGAGAGTTCAGCAGCAGGTCGTCCCCTTGGAATTTGCTGGTAAGGTGCCTGCGCCACCTGCCCCACATGCGCCGCCTGCAGCGCCGCTTGGTGAATCTGCAGCTGCTCCCAAAAAACCGCCATCAAACGACAACGCGGTGAAACATGACGTCGAACGGGAAATCAGAAACCTATATGCCGCCGCCGCCCGAGCCGGAAGGCGATATTCTGCTTGACGCTTGGCGTGAGATCCTCGGCGAAGCGCTGGAGCATGAACGTCGGCAATGGGTTCGCGAGCGTTTGCTGATCGAAGCGCAAGCGGCGCAAATGATCGCCGAGCTCAAGGCCGAGAATTTGGCTTTGCGTACGTCGTTGGCCGAACAAGTCACGAAGTTTATTGAACATCTCGAGGTCGCGGTCGCGGCGCGATTCGCAACATTGAAAGACGGCAAGGACGGCGCTCCGGGGCCTGCAGGAGCCGCGGGCGAGCCGGGCCCGGTGGGCGCGCCAGGAGAGCCCGGCCAGTCGGGCCCGGCCGGACCGTCCGGCGCGGATGGAGCTCCGGGCAAGGAAGGACCGCCCGGACCGCAGGGTCCGCGCGGCGAACCAGGCGAGCTTGGGCCGCCCGGCGGACTCGGTCTCGCGGGCAAGGATGGAGCACCCGGCAAGGACGGCAAAGACGGACTTCTGCCTGTGGTCAAGAGCTGGCGGAAGGACGCCGTGCACTACGCGGGCGAGTGCGTCTTTCACCACGGCAGCACGTTCCAGGCGAAGAAGGATACCGGAATGACGCCGCCGCATCCCGACTGGATGCCGATCGCCATGGCCGGCGCCGACGGCAAGTCATTTCATATCCGCGGCACCTATAGCGAAGAGGAGCAAGTGCCGCCGTACGGCGAGCTTGACATCGTTGCCATCAACGGCGCGTCGTTCATTGCGCGCTGCGACAATCCAGGGCCATGTCCAGGCGAAGGCTGGCAAATGATTGCCCGCCAAGGACAGCGCGGTGTCGCTGGCGATCGCGGAGAGCGCGGCGCAAAGGGGGACAGCGGTCCTGCAGGCGCGCCGGCGCCAATATTCAAATCATGGAAGCTCGATCGCAAGCGCTTCCTTGCGGTGCCCGTCATGACCGACGGCAAGGAGGGCTCGCCGCTTGAATTGCGCGGATTGTTTGAACAGTTCCACGAAGAGACGTCATAGGAAAGACAGCAATGGCCGACCGAAACATCAATGTCATTACGCCGGCCACGAACATCGACTTTCTAACGCTCGCTGAATTGAAATTGCTTTTGGGCGTTACCACCACAGTTGATGACGCGCTCTATTCAATGATGATTACCCAGAACAGCGCGCTGATTGCAGAATACTGCAATCGGACTTTCGCTGAGGAAGTCGTCGAAGAGAGCTGGCGAGACATGGATGATCGCCGCATGTTCATGAGCCACTGGCCAATCAAGAGCGTTGCCAGCATTACGGCCGCAGGCACGGCGGTTGACCCGAGCGGCTACGAAGTGGAAACCGACTCAGGCAAGATTTCACGCTTCGACGGCAATGGTGGAACATGGGATGAACCGGCGATCGTCAATTACACCGGCGGCTACATTCTGCCGACTGAGGCGCCGCTGCCGTTGAAGCAGGCGACCGCAATTCTGGTACGCGAAGAAAAGATCCGCATGCAGCAAGCGCAGGCCGCGGGCATCAGATCGCTTACGCATAAAGAGGCCCGCGTGCAATTTTATGATCCCAATGCGATTTTGCTCAAGCTCGGCGGCAAGACGCCAGGTATGCAAGCCGTTTCAAATTTGTTGACGCATTACATCCGGCTTGAAGTCTGACAATGTTCAGTATTGAGATCGAATCGACTGCCGGCCTGCAAGATCGGCTCGAAGCCATGCAGCAAAAGATCAAGCAATTCGAGCAGGTCGATATGCCCAATGAGCTGTTCAATTGGGAGGCTGAGGATCTGCATCGTATGCGGCCTTGGGTGCGCCGGCGGCGGCGCAGTGCAATGACAATCGTGCGGCCGCATTCAGTCAGAGAAATGAAAGCAAGGCATCGTTTGCTGGTGCGGGCGCATCGTCGCCATCGCCAAGTGCAGCGCTGGTCGACGCGGCCAATCCTGCGCGCTGAATTGTGGAAAACGCTGGTTGAGCGGATGACGGCGTTGCTGGCCGAAAAAATCCATTGGTGATCAGTCATGACTGGTGGCGTGAATTTTTCGACGCTGATCTACGCGCCGGTATTCGACCAGTTTGCCATTTCGATCACGATCAATCCGATCGTATCGCAGCCGGCGGGAGCTGCCTTTGCCGCACGCGGCATTTTCGACTCGCGTCAACAGATCGTCGCGCTCGATGACGGCTCCGTAATCGAAACTCAGGATACCATTTGCGACATTCTGATCGCCGAATTCGGTGTCCTGCCAGTACAGAACGACATTGTCACCATTCCAACGGACTCGAGCGGCGGGGTTCGTGGCGATTATCAGATCACCAACACTTGGGACAATGGCGGCGGCGAGATGACGTTGCAGCTGCGCAAGATGGTCTGAATGCCCGTCACTGAAATTCAAACTTTCGCGTATAATATTCGCGATGCGTTTTTCAATGTCGTGACCGCGAATTCGTATTTTGCTGCCTACACCAAGCGCAAAAATAAGTGGCTGCCAGTACAAACCGATTTAGTGCCGTACATCGGCATTTATATCATCAATGAAGTCATGACGCCGGACGGCGATGCCAATGCCGGCTGTATCAGATTTAGTCACACCGCGCAGGTCGGATTCTCAGTAGTGCAATCAAATAATGATCCGATGCTGCTCGAGCAGAATATCGATCAAGCACATCAGAAAATCATGACGTTGCTGTGGACCGATCTGCATCTGATGAACGTGCTGCACAACAATAATCCCGAGAATGTCGGTATCGAAAGCATCACGCGTAACACTCGCCGCCATGTCTTTGGCGCGGCCAATACCAGCAATGAATTCCCATTCGTCGAACTCGAATACAACGTCAACGCCTTCTCTCGATCCGAATGGTATCCAGACATCACCGATACGCTCAACGAGATCGATGTCACGGTCATGGTCAATAACGATCCAGATGCCAAGCCGATCAGCATCAAATACATGTTTGCTGCTCTCCAGCAATATCGCGTCTCATAAGGAGCAACTCCGATGGCAAACGTCGTTACTACAATCCAGCAGCCAACCGATCGTGTGCGGGCTCGGATGGCGCGCTTGCGCCAGCTGCACACGCGGCCGGGTGTGCGTGTCGAGCCCGCCGGCGATCCGAGCGGGCGTAACGAGTGGACCGCAGACGATATGCGGCGGCTGCTCAAACATCCGAAGGCTGGCGCTTTCCGCTCGGAAGGTTCGATCGAATGGCCGGATGATGGCTTCACCCGCAAGCGGCTGCTCGAGGGGTCAGTCAAAATTGCGGAAGAGAAGCAGGACGAGCCGAAGAGCGGTTCGAAGCATCATCGGGGCGATGTCTAAAACAGATCCGACTGCGCTTGAAAGGAGTCAATAATCATGCCAATAAGCTTCGCAAATATCCCCCAAAACATTAAAGTTCCGCTCTACTGGGTCGAAGTAGATCCGTCGATGGCAGGATTGCCGTCGATCAATCTGAAAGCGCTGCTCGTCGGCGTGAAGATCGGATCCGGCGTAGCGGCGCCGAATGTGCCGATTCCGATCGGCAGTCAGAACCAGGCTGATGAAAATTTTGGTGCTGGATCTGAGCTCAGCCGAATGAGTCAAGCTTACTACTCCAACAACTTCGCAAATGAGTTGTGGGCTCTTCCTGTCTCGGAGCCTGTTGGAGCTTCGGCAGCGACGGGCACAATCACCATCACGGCGGCGCCGACTGCTGCCGGGACGATTCATCTCTATGTCGCCGGCACGCATGTTCCGGTCAATGTGATGACGACCGACACGGTGACCACTATCGCTACAGCGATCGCTGGCGCGATCAACAACAATTATGTTCAGCTGGGTGATCCGGCATTGCCGGTAACGGCCACTTCGGCCGCTGGCGTCGTGACGCTGACGTCATTGTTTAAGAGCGTGAATGCAAACGACATCTATGTGTCGATGAACTATTACGGATCGATCGGCTCGGAATTCACACCGCCCGGTCTTGGCATTACATTGCCCGCTGGTGCGGCCGGCACGACAGCAAGTGGCACCGGTACCGGTACTGGCACGTCCCTGAACGTAACCGTGGTGAGTTCTGGGACGATCAAGATTGGCGCAACGGTGACGGGCACCGGTGTACCAGCTAGCACCACGATTACCGCACAGACGTCTGGTACGACCGGCGGAGTGGGCGTTTATACGACCAGTCAGGCAACGACCGCTTCGGCGGCCGCGCTGACTTTCAACAATCCTGGCGGCCCTGCTGGTTTTCTCAGCGGTGGCACCGGCACGCCGGACTTTTCGCTCGGTATCGCTGCCATCAACAAACAAGCCTTCGAATATGTGGCCATGCCCTACACTGACAGTAACTCGCTGTTCGCGTGGGATCAGGAATATGGCTTCACTGATCAAGGGCGTTGGGGTTGGATGCGCGAGCAGTTCGGTCACGTATTCTCGGCTAAGCGCGGCAGCTATGCGAGCCTGATTGCGTTTGGCGATACACAAAATAGCGGCGTCGAATCAATCATGGCATTCGAGCAGACTTGTCCGTCGCCGATGTTCGAAGTTGCGGCGGCGTATGCGGCCAAAGCGCAGCGGGCGCTGATCAATGATCCGGCCAGGCCGCTGCAAACCTTGTCGCTTAATAACATCAAAGCAGCGCCGCTTGTCGATCGGTTTGATTTCCAGGAGCTCAACTCCCTGGCCTCGAATGGTCTGGCGATCCAGGAAGTCGGCTCAGACAATCAGCCGATGATCTTGCGGGAGCAGAACACTTATCAGCTCAATCTTTATGGGCAATCCGATGATGCCTATGAGCTGGTGACGACATTGGCGACGCTGGCCAAACTTCTGCGCAATCAGAAACAGGCAATTACGTCGAAATTCCCGAGGCACAAATTGGCCGATGACGGTACCAAGTTCGGGCCGGGCCAAGCGATCGTGACGCCTGGGATCATCAAGGCCGAGCTGGTGAATGAGTACCAAATCGACGAGTGGAATGGCCTCGTCGAGAACTTGAAGCAATTCAAGGCTCACCTTTTAGTTGAAAGAGACTCCAATGATCCCAACCGCGTCAATGTCCTATACCCACCAGACCTTATTAACCAGCTGAGAATCTTTGCTGTGCTCGCGCAGTTTAGATTGCAATACGATCGCGGCATTGACGTGCAGATCATCGGCCAGTCGCCGCCTCCGTTCCAGGCGTCGTCTGGCGCGCCGACGTAATTCAACGGCGGCTATCACTGAAAGGAGACTAATATGGCCCAACGTTTCGCAGGAATTGCGTTCCTCACCGTCGACGGGATTCAGCTCCCGCTTCGCGGTAACTTCACTGTCTCCCCTTCCCCCGTCGAGCGGACCATGATCGCAGGCCAGGATGGCGTTCATGGATACCAGGAGCTGCCGCGGGTGCCGTACATCGAGGGCGATCTCTCGGCGGTGCCCGGTCTGTCACTCGAGGATCTGATCACTCAGACTGATGTGACGGTCACGGCTTTGCTCGCCAATAATTGGCAATACACGCTGACGGGTGGCACTTGCAAAGCCAACCTCGAGGAAAACACGCGCGACGGTCAATTGCGTGTGCGTTGGGAAGGCTTGGCCTGTCAGGAAATCTCGCTCTAGGAGTGACGCATGTCGATCACAGAAACCAGCAACGGCGGGGAACAGCCGCGCCGTTTTCGTGAGGGCTTTGTACGAGCCGAAGGGCCGGCGCCAGAGCCTACGCCGACACCGGCGCCTGAACCTTCGCCTCCGCCGCAACCGCCGCAGCCGTCACAGTCCTCCGACACGCGGCCGCAGGACCCATTGCCAACGCAATTCAAGCTCCAACAGCCCGTGCCTGAGGAGCCGCTGTCGATGCACGAACAGGTTAGGCGTGACATTGCAGCTGAGGCAGATAACTGGCCCATTACGGTACAGCTGCTTTACAAGCCGATCGTGAATGAAAAGGGCGAGGAGCTGAGAGCGTTGACATTCCGCGAGCCTCGAGCTCGCGAGATCAATGCCATCGGCAATCCGACGCGGATGCTGTGGGATAGCGAGATCGTCATCGAAGAGCGCAAGATGACGTACATTATGGGCGCGCTATGCGGTGTCGCTCCGCCATATCTCGAGCGCATGGATCCGCGCGATTGGAATAGTTGCGCGTATAGACTGCGCAAATTTTTTTTACCCGATCTCAGGGCATGGTGACGCTTATCGACGATAGCATGGTTCTCGATTGCTATCGCCTGGCTAATTATTATCACGTCGATCCCCGCATCTTTCTCGATATGACCATCAGCGAAGTGGAAATGCATTTGAGCCGTACCGCGCAGCTCGAGCGCAGTCGCCGTGTTGAAACGAGTGAAGACTAATGGCAACCGAAACCGAGGAGCTAAGACTACGGGTCGTCATGGACGACCAAGCGTCTGCGGCAATGCAGGCGCTGCGGAACAATATTCAGCAGCTCACGGGCGGCTCGACCGCGCAGATGCTGGAGAGCCACAAGCGCCGCATGGGCGAGCTCGGCGAGCAAATGAAGCAGCTGATCGAAGTCTCGACCGGCGGTGAGAAAGCTATGCTTGGCATGATCACCCGGCTCGGTACGTTCGGCGCGGCGATGGGCGCGGCCGCACTTGCGATCCGCAATACATCCGAGCAGCTCGGCAATCTGGTCCGGCTTAGCGATCGGCTTGGCGTTCCTGCGACCAATATGAAAAATATTGCCGATCAGCTGCTACGGCTCGGTGTCACCGGCAAAGAAGCCGAAGACATGATGAGCAGGTTTGTAACGACATTGACCGAAGCCGGCCGGGTCGGTTCGGCAACGCGCGAGCAATTAATTCGCATGGGCGGCCAGTCTGCGGGAGCGATGGCGGAATTTATCAAGCGCATGGAAACTGCTGTTGATCTCGAGGACAAGCTTCGGATTGCCTTCGAGGCGGCGGAGAATGTTCGTGCCAATCGATTTGCTGACGATATCCGCCGCGGCAAACAGAGAGAGGAAGCGGAGAGAGATGCCGCGCTGGCCGTCGAGGAATTTTATAAAGCGCTCGGCTTGAGCGGCGAGATTATGGAGCGCACGCACGGTCAATTCACCAAGATGACTGCGGAGCAAAAGAAGCAGCTTCAGGAAGTGCTCGGGCAGCAGAAAGAACTCGACGAACAATGGAATCAGATTACCGCATCAATTCGATTAGCTGGCGAACAGTTCATCGTCAGTTGGGGGCCGACCGCAATCCGTGCAATCGAAGGAGTGACTAAATCGCTCGGCGACACCAAGCGTCAGATGGACGAGATCGCTCAGAGCGCCAAACAAGGCAATTGGTATGATTTTTTCTTTGGCAAGGGTGGTGCCGGCGGCCTCGGCGCATTGCCCGGTACATTAAAGCCGGCGCCGCCGGGCGCACAGCAATTCGGCAGTGGTGCCGCGGGCGTCGGCAATTTGTTCGGCCGCACCGATTGGGCGAAGTTCGAAGCCGGGGCGCGGCCGTCGGAGCTGATCGAAGACACCCGCGAGAATAGCAAAGTTACCGACGAGAACACGGAGCAGCTTCGGCGGCTCACTGATATTTTGATGTTTCAAGAAGAAGGCGGCGCGACGACACGGGGTGCGATGGGTGGCGTCTTTGGCGGTCGCGGTCTCGGCGGCGGTGGAATCGGCGGTGGCGGCATAGGAGGCGGCGGCGGAGGCGGCGGAGGCGGCGGAGGCGGCGGAGCGCCCTACGGCTCAAGCGTCGGCGCCGGTACCGGTGCGGGCGCAGGCGCGACGCCTGCTGGCGCGCCAGGCGGGGG